GGATCACCGAGATCAGCACGCAGAGCATCGCTTCCAACAAGGAATCCATAAACAGCGGTTTGAAGCGGCCATAAGGATGAAGCACTCATATACTCAGCACCTCTTCACCCACGATGATCATACGGCGTTGGCGATCATCTACTGTTTCTATGGAGACAACCTCGAAATGCCGATCACCGTAACGGATCCGGTCGCCCTTTTGATTGATCTCTCGGGACGTATTTCCGCTGCGATGCGTTTAAGGAAAGAGCGTCGATCACCTGTCAAATCCCTGATCGGTGTGAGAAACTCGACCCGGGCCCATAACTCCCCGGCACTATTCCAGGCGCGCGCCGCGCCGCCACCGCTATCAATGACCCGGGTAAGGGTCATCCGCTCGAGTTTATGCCTGAGGGGACCAATCATATGGACACCCGCCAATAGGGTGCGATAAGCGCATCAATGGACCGCGGGATTGAAAAAACCCGAGCTTCACTTGCGCTTTCCCGGTTTTCAAAGAAATGCGCAGTGAGCAGACGGATCGCATGGCGCAATTCAGCGGGAATTAGGCTGATCGTATCGTGGCCCGCAGTGAAATCAATCGCAAGACCGCCAAGAGCCCGTGCCTGCGCCGGTAGAGTGGTATGAAACCTCACTCTGCCGATTGTACCCGTCTGAGCGGTATACTGATCGCTATCAAGCGCTATATGTTCGCCATCACGCAGGACCACTTTGATAGCGTCAATAGATTTAATCGGCGATAACGGTAGCAGTACGTCAGGTGTATTATCGATGAGCTTGCGATCAAGCGCATAGCGCCACGCCTGAGGCATGAAGGCTAGTCCGCCACGCGCTTCAAGCGCATGGCGCGCGGCGACCAGGAGTTGAGAAACGCTGCTATCATCGTCACTGGTCGTTAGTCGCAGATGGGTCTTCATATCCTCAAGACTCAAGGGCTCAGTAGCCGGTGGTGAAATCAGGGTAAGCGACATCATTTCCTCCTTTTTCATAAAAGGAATGCGCAAGTAGGGTGTGTACTAATTATAGAATAAGTGAGACCGGGGCCGGGTATGGTGACCCCGGTCTGTTTTTCATCAGCGCTTAAGCAGAGAACCGAAGAACCTTGATCGCATCAAAATCCTGAACACCGCCGCCCACGCGCTTTGTGGTATAAAATAAAACATATGGTTTGGCCGAGTACGGATCACGCAAGACCCTCAGACCCACCCGATCAACAATCAGATAACCGCGTGCGAAATCGCCAAAGGCAATTGACGCACTCCCGGCCGCGATATCAGGCATATCCTCTGACTCCACAACCGGGTAACCCATCAGCAAGGAGGGCGCCCCCGCCTGGCTTGCCGGTTGCCATATGTAATTGCCATCCACATCTTTGAGTTTTCGGATTTGCCCGACAACTGAACGGTTCATTACAAACGTAGCGTTGCCACGATAGGCCTGACGCGGGGTGTAAATCAGGTCGAGCAGACTATCGACCGGATTGGTAGCATCAAAATTACTGTCAACACCCGTTGCAATTGCTCCGATTTGACCGTCCGTGCGCGCATTCTCATCAACAATAGGATAGCTGAGAAAGCCAGTCGGCTGATTCACGCCATCGCCATTAACAAACGCCGCGCCTTCCTGAGCGGCGAACTCGCCTTGTATCTCATCGGCAAGCCACTGCTCCACATCAACAACGGAGTCGTCAAGCAGCGTCTGGCTCGCCGCTGGCATTGCATAAAGCTCCATCGTTGGAAAATCGATTGCCGAGAGAGTTGGCGATGCGGTTTGGGTCCGGGTTGATATTTCTCCAACCCATCCGGCATTTGCCCCGCCAAGACTTACCGGTTTGCGATAAGCATTGGAGCCTATCTCACGCACGCTTGCAATCGAGCGAATTGGCGAAATGTCCTTAACCGCAGCTGTCACAAGGCGTTCGGTTTCAATGGGGGCGAGGTATCCACCATCAGGATCAATCACGGTACTGAGTGATTTTTCCTCCATTGTGTGGAGCGCACCAGCATCACCGGCGCGGATATATTGCATGAACGCGTCCTTACGCTCATCCGGGATTATTGCCACGCCGCCAAGGCCGGGTCGGCGCTCCTTCAATGCCAGTTGATCAAGAACCTTTTGCTGACGGTCAAGTGCGATATTGATCCGGTCAACCTTGTCTCGCATGACCACATCATCATGACCACGTTTTTCAAGATCCATTAGCCGACTGTCATTAGCGTCCTTGAAATCTTCAAAGGCACCCATCAGGCTGTTCATGGCCTCGCGATTTTCGCTGTTGCTATCATGATCGGAATGATACGTCTGAGCGTGGGCTTTAGTCTCAACGCCCGATTGTTCTACTGTCATGGGTACTCCTAACACTGTATTTTCCACGAGATGCTGATGCTGGATTGGCGCGCGCCGGAGGGGACAAACGACGCCCGCCAGGCCGTATTACGTGCGTAACCCGGCACGCTCGGGATTAGATAAAGACGTCATGCTTAGGGCGGGCTCGGGTTCACCAACATGGCTAATCCGGGCATCGTTCGCCATTGGGAACGTCACAACCGAAACCTCCCATAATTGTGCTTGTGTGACATGGCGTCCACCGTCAAGCCGTTTGGTCGCCGTTTGCGCACGGAATCCAATCGACAGTCCGTTCAGCGCCCCGCTACGGGCAAGCACATGAACCTCGCGGGCTTTCGGCACATCAAGAAGTAAATATCCGCTCACAAATAATCCCTTTTTGTCGGCCTTAAAGCTTTTCCAACAGCCAATTGGGCAATCAACCTTATGCTGATAAAGCATACTAACGCGGTCGCTCCGTGCGGGGATAACTATCCCCGAAAAAAAATCATCGAAAACGTTAGCGGATAGCGTATCGCCCGACTGGTCAGGAAAATTGAATATTGCCGCATATCCCTCAATCCGAGCAATTTGCGTGCTATAACAGGGGATTTGCGCTGGAGGGGGTGTAGTAAACGCTTGCTGGGTTGAAGGGCGCATTTTAAATTATCCATGGTTTACGGTTTGGGTCATTGACTAAAAAGGTTTCAGCTCCCAACTGAAGTTGATCCGAAAAAGAGAAAAGCGTTGGAGAAATCTCTGTATCTACACGGATCAGCATGGCTCTAAGGCGCGCTGTGAACCGCATCAATTTTTCGTTCAATCCGTTCAAGTGTCGTGCGTACACTCGACACCTGTTCCTCAAGTCGCGCCGTACGTTCAGTCAGTTGCTGGCGCTCGGTCATCTGCTCCTCAAGGTGATTCAACCGTTCAGCTGCAGCGCCCGCCCATACCAAAGCCAACGCTGACTGCACCAGAACCGCTAAGCTAACCGCCAGTGTGATACGCACTGGCGCTACCGGTGATTGAAGGGTTGCCGTTGTCATGCGCCCGTCCTCTCGCTTACCCGAGATTGCGGCGATGGCGTTGCGGGCAGTCCGAGTAGGTCGCGTTTCTCCGCTTCACTGAGGAAACTGGCATTGGCGACGACTTCCCACCGGGCATCGCGCTCACTGGCGAGCACCTCAAGATCACTGGCTTCACACCGAAGCATGAAGTCAGAATTGGCCTCGCCGACGTGCACGCGCAGCCAGCGTGTCAAGGACGCAGCGACTTTTTTAACAAGGGGCAAAACGGTCTGTTTCCAGAAGGCGAGATTGGCCTCGCGGTAGTTTGCATAAGTATTATCGCCGGGGATGCCCAGCAACATTGGGGGCACCCCGAAAGCAAGCGCAATCTCCCGCGCCGCACAGTTGCGCGCCTCAATAAAGTCCATATCAGCAGGGCTCAGCGACATAGCGCGCCAATCCAGACCACCTTCAAGAAGGAGGGGTTTTCCGGCATTTGACGACCCGCCATAGGCATCGGCTAATTCAGCCTTAAGCCGATCAAATTGATCGGCCGACAAATGTTCTGCCCCCTCCGGGCCGGTATAAACAAGGGCTCCAGATGGGCGAGCAGCATTATCAAGAAGCGCTTTATTCCAGGACAGAGCCTCATTGTGAATGTCGATATTGGTGGCAGCGACCTCAAGTGGTGACATACCATAATGATCGTTGAGCGGATGAAATAGTTTCAGGTGCAGAATAGGTGACGGACCTCCATCCATTGGAACCTTGAAAATATGCTTGCGATTAGCAACCTGATATTCATACCCATCGACCCAACCATACCGGTCAGCACGCACTTTCATTCGGTCGGGACGCAAAACATGCAATTCGCGTACCTCCCCTTGAAGGGTTACCGCCTCAAGATAGCTATTCCCAGCGCTTTGCAAAAACCCGTAAAGCGTTTCCAGCAGAACGGTGCCGGACTGGTCACCATTAGGTTGCGCGAGGAGCGTCAGGATCGGATGCTCCATCAATGTGCGATCGCCGAGGCACGCCTTCAAAGGCGCTGAAGCGGCGGCCTCTGCAATCATCCGTACACACCTATAGGCAATGACGTTGCGCTCAATACCGCTGCGCGCCAAAGACACATAATCGCGCGGGGTCCACACTGCCTGACCGGTTCGGTGATACGCAAGCATACCCCGCGGCGTGGAAGCGCCTCGTGTTGCGCTCGCTTTTGTCTCGTTTTGAGGGATGGTCGAACTTTCTGGGGCGCTTTTGAACATATCTTTCAGGGCCATGAATTTGTCCTTTCCTTAAGAGCAACGGGGCAGATGTCAGGTCAGTCTGCGAACGCCGGGATTTGCAACTTTTTGTGGGGCCATCAGGTCGGTCAGAGCCCAGACGAGTGCATCCAGCCGATCAGGGCTTTTCTCGGAATTC